CGCCATAAGGAGAGCCAACGGTAACGTCGGCTGTCGTTGCGCTCGCCCAGGTTACAATGTCGCGACCAATTAGAGACGACAAGTTAGATACTGCGAACAGGTCGTCGTCGTCGTTAATTGATGCGGCTGTTGAACCTAGCGCGTTACGCTGGACGGTCAAAGTGCTAGTCCCGCTGTCGACAGAATCGACACGGACATATTCAGAATTGATTTTGAAAAAATCGCCTGCTGATATTCCGGTTACGCTGTCAACTACCAGGTCCGTGTCTGTTGCGGAATATCCAGCACCGTTGTTTATTTCGGTAGTTAATGTTCCGGCAACGGTTCCATAGTGGATTTGCGCTTCTAGTCTTTGCTGTTCGGATTTTTGCAACGTCAAGGCAGTCAAGCTGATTCTTGGATCGTCGCTTAAAACGTATTGATACGACGTAATGGAAACGCCTAAAGGCGCTGCCGCGGTGTTGTACCAATCGCCGAACGTACCATATTCAAAACCAGTTGCCTGACTTGTATCTGGTAAGCAAGTTACGGAAACGGGAACTTCTGCCGGGGTGTCTTTTGATCCAGCAATGATGTTATCGAAATCGATACGAATAACCGCTTTTGTGAATCTAAAGTCTCCGGAATAGTCTCCGCTTGTTCCTGGGTATGGTGTCATTAATAGAACGCCTGAAAAGTCTTCTGACGATCTAGTTCTTACACCAAAACCAATTCGATAGTTACCAGAAGTGGTAGCTTCATCATCGACTTGGCCTTTCATTAATTTGGTCCGTAAATAGTCTACGTCGTTGGCAAATACAGAAAAGGAAATTGTCGGAATGTTTGCACGGGACCATAATTTAATGGTTCCTTCAAACTGGTTGACATTATTAACCTCTGTGTACTGACCAGCAACGGCAACGCTCAACGTACCGTCTACAATATAGCCTAGATTCAAGTCGTCGAAACTAACTTGATATTGCGCTAAGCTTATTGAATCTAAATCTGACTGGGTAAAAGCCATATTTTTCTCCTAAAGTTGGTCTTGGTAACGAATCTCAACGGCCTGTTGTCCGCGGTATATACCGCCTCCCAAGTCGTCTACGATTTCGTCGTAAGCAGCCAAAATCCCCCATTGATAAAAAATTATTGCATCTGCGCCTGTTCCTAAAGTAAACGGATAAGCCTTTGAATAAGTAAGCCTACTATCGTTAAAACCAAGCGCGCTAATTCCGCGAATGCGTGAAATGACAGCAGAACGACTACGCCCAAAAGTTGAAAAAAATAGGACGCCTTCTGAAATGTCCCCATACGTCGTTCTTGATACATTGTCGTTCACATCCTGTCTAAATTGTACTAGCGACAACAAACCAGAACCAGAAAGACTATCTTTCTCGGCTTCTGTTATACCGCGCCCAAAATCGGGTTGAACGTCGATTCCTGCGCTGGTAATAGTGTTTGCAAAATCGCTTGTTGTCTTCATGTTCCCTTTAATGCGTTGACGAAAACCTTTGATAAGGTTCTGCTTTTCTTTTTAGATAAAATGACCCGGTGAATCCAGCGCGGATCATTTGCGCCGCCTTGCTGAAAAAGCGTGAGAGCATTTGCCGCTTTTGCTTCTTCGTAGGCCTTAGCGTAATTTGCTTCTGAATCGTTCCGGCTTGATCCCGACAAGTAATTAACCATTCTACCTGGGCGGCCCTGGCTATCTGCCAAGTGATTAACTGGCCCGTAGTATTGCCTTTTTGAATACGGCAAATTTTCGCCATAAGTAAGCTCAACGCCGTTTTCATAAACCTCAATCTCTTGGCTTCTTCGTAGGTCGCCGCTTTTTATTGGTATGAACTCCTGCGCCATCGCTGCTGTCGTCTGCGCTGTTATCTCTAGCGCTTTCGGGATCGCTGCTCGGCTGATCTGTTCCCATTGTTTGTCCAGTGGAAGGTCCGCTTGATTTGCCATAAATTCTTTCGTCTCCTTTTTCTAGTATCTCGTCACCGTGTAGGTATTCAAGCTCGCAAGCTGTCACAAAGTCAACGTCTATGATCTGCCCGGATTGCTTTAATACTTTTCCTGAATATTCGCCGAGGCTTTCTAGCCTAGCATAAATTTGGTGTTTTTTTAACTGTCGTGATTCACGCATCATTTTCTCCTATGTCATTTGATCCGGCAGTTCAACGGCTGCAACTTTGGCATAATAGCCGGTGCGCTGTACGTCGTAAATCTGCCAGTAAGTATTTTCATATTTAACTATGTTTCCTTTTCGCAATGCGTCACCGCTTGAAAAGATTATTTGCGGCGTTGTAACGGTGTCACCTGATTTAGTGGTTATCCTGGACGAATACTTAACAGCAAGAAAGTTTACTTGCTCGCCGTCAGTGTAGCTTTCGCTTGCTCTTGACCAAGTCGCTAGGTTCACGCCGGTAGTCCTTTGTCGGCTCTGATTGCTTTTTCAACCTGGCGCTCGTTTATTTTCTTTGGAATGCGTGGCATCCTGTTTTGTTTAACTTCGCTGTCCAGCTCGTCTTCTGGAAAAAACTGGATCGGGTACGGGTCGATGCGGTGTCTGCATTGCCATTTTAACATATGGGTGTTATCTTGACGTATCTGGTCAACGGTTGCCCAGGAGCGTACCTTCGCTTCGTATTGCGGATAGCGCTGGATAAATTGCGCTTTTGCTAAGTCTGACAAGAAAACAACCTTGCCTTCCCAAAAAACACAACTGTCCTGCGTGCCGGTAAAATTAAACTTTACTGTGTAAATACCATTGACCGCTGCCATTGCCTCGGCTGTCCGGGTTTGCACTTCGGTCTGGATCGTCTTTTCCTTCTGGTAAAGATAAGAATCTAAAGGGTAGTTTTTGCGCGCTGCGGTTTGCTCGGCGGTTGCTATTGCCGGGTCGATCGGATCGTCTACGCTTCCCCGGTAAAGGATATAGCCGGCCTTTCCATAGCGCTTATCAAGTTGTTGCCATGTTTCGGCAAGCTGCGTCTTGATTAAGTCAGTAGGTATTCCGGTTCGTGGTATTCCGCGCTGTGATAACAATAAAAGCCTGTCGCGCTGCTGCTGGTCAAAGATTGTAGGCACGGCGGCCATATCGTCCCCTAGTTCACGAATAGCGGTTGTTATTTGACGGGTGCGCTTTTCGATGTCGTCTTGTAAGAGTTTAGCAGTCCCCATCTTGCCTTTTAGGTTGCCGGCTAGATAATCAATCTGCCCGTTTAGCTCCGATGTGTACTGGCTTTTTATTGCTTCGATTAATGCACGCTTTTCGCCGGTGCGCTTGACAATCTCTTTCGGGTCAATGTATTTGGATAGCTGGCGAATAAAAGACTCAACCTCGGTTGCTATTAATAGATTAATAAAGTTAGACTGGACAAAGATTTTGCTAGTCTCTTTCTTTAAGTCTTTGCGGTAGCGTTCGATAATTTTATTAAGTTCGGGCAGATTTGAATTTATAACGAAGTCAAGGTCGTTGACACGCTCGGCCCTTTGGATTATTGCTGTAAGCCTGCGCCTTTCGGCCTCTGTGAATAGACTAGCCTCTGCCATATTGATTCAATAAAACCCCTGCCGCTTTCAATTTCATTTTTACCAAGTTCTTAGCCTGGGCGTCTAGCTTGACACCTACCGGCACGTTGGCCGATACAACGCCGTCTGATACGCCTTGCGCACCTAGACTGGATAAGGCGTCCGATGCGTCGCGTTGTGGTATGGTCCGGCTTACAAATAAAGCCTGCAATGCTCCGGCCTCGCGTAGCATTTCACAACCATACTGCCAGGGAATGTTTGACCGTCTGGCCTGTTTATGCTCTGCCTCTATGTCTAGGGTTGCTGTCATTACTGCCCGGCTTTTTTCTGCCGCTGTTAATGCGGTCCAATAGGTGTGGCCGTGGTCGCTGGCGTAGGTGTCAACGTCTCCGGTTGTCGCGTAGGTTACGTTATTCACCAGGAACTCCTGTTGGTAGTAGTGCTAAATCGTAAACTTTCCAGTCATAGTAAGGAATCAAACTTGTTATTGAATCGGCGAATCTTATCGAATCGTCGTCGGTGTGGCTGGCTGCTGTGGTCCCGAATTGCGCCCTTGTTACGGTTGCGCTGGTTCCTGTCCGGGTGAAAGCCATCCATTCGCTATTGATTTTTAGCCAGCCGCTATTAGGCACGGTCCCGGTTATTGTTTTTAAAGTTAAGCTTGTTACGGTGTCATTGATAGACCCGTCAAGCTGCGCGGAACCGTTGTCGGATTCTAGCGCTTTGACAATCACGCTGCCTGAGTCTGGCTGTGCAAACTCGTCTAGTATCAAAGTAAAGTTGCCGCTGGCGTCCGTGTCTGCTGCGCGTTCGCGCTGTGCAATCTGCCTTGTCAATGTCAAGGTGACCGTCACGGCCTCCAGGGTGCGTTTATTGCCTGAGACTTGTCCGTAAATCGTCGGCTTGTCCCCGGTTAAGAATTGATGTGGATTGTCAGTTATAAAGTTATATGCCATATAAAACCTATTAAAAGCGGCCCGGAGGCCGCTGTTGCTTACTCTTTGTTAAGCGATGCAACGCTCACAACTGTTGAAGGCGTAGTGCCTGTAACTGTGATATAAGCGCGTGCATATTGACCAGTAGCGCGGGCTGGAACCAAAACAGTAGAATTGTTCGGGTCAAGCTCGGCTTGGCTGGAAACTGTTACTGAATACTCACCTTCGATTGTAGCAAAGTTAGTTACATTGCTAAATTGAACCTTGTATTCATACGTTTCATCGGCGTCCGCGAAATCAGTAGTACCAATTTCAAATACACCGACCATTGACGGCCAGTCTGCATAGTCAGTACCTAAGTCTACATAACCGGCTGAAACATTGCCGGCTGCAGAACTTGTTACTGTCTGCGCTTCTGCTAAGAGTAAATCGTTATCTGGTATAAATGATCCTTTCATGTTTTACTCCTTATTCTGCCTTAATGCCTTTTAGTCGACCAACACAACGGGTGTTTTTAGCAACCGGGGCCATTGGCGCGTGTACGTCAATCTGGATTTCTTGGCCGCTGCTGTATTCGTTGTAGTCAATTAGGCCGCTATACCTATGTAGAATAGCGAAGTCATTAACGCCAGCGCGTACAGCGTAAAGGCTAGAACAGTCAGAAGACGATCCTTGAACTTCATCATAGGTTCCCAAAATTGGCGTGCCGGCGCTTGTTTCACCGGAGTCAATAATTGGAATGCCTAAGAAGCGGCTGATAATTTCCGGGCGTCCGTCAACTTGAATAGTCTCAAAAGCAAACATTGAAGCAAGCGCGTTGTTTTGTGCGCTTACAAGTGCCTGGCTTTGTAGTGTGCTAATCATTTCACGGCTGCCAATAAGAACGTTTGGACGTACAACTGAAATCATTTCTGACAGTTTTTCGATAAACGTGCTTAGCGCTGCTGAGATTTTGGCTCCGTTGGTTCCCATATCGAAAACTAGCGGATTTGTGCTGCTATTGTAAAAGTCTGCCCATTGGCTTAAACCTAAAGGTTCGCCGGCTGCGCGGTTCTTACCGATAACAACGCTTTTAAGGTCAAGGCCGATTGAGTCTGCGACTTCCATCCGGACTTGTGCTAAATAGTCTTGCCCTTCGCGGTTACGCTCGCGAGCAAGAACATAATCTGTACTAGTAGACAGGCCGAAGTCTGCCAACTGTACGGTGATAAGGTCAAGTGGTGCGGTGTCAGCAGTAGAAAAAGTGTTATTGAATTTTCTAAAGTTGGCGCCAGGGTATTGACCTTGTTCTTTCATTTGATAGTTTAAGCTGTCAATTTGATCGAACGCTAGGTAGTTTACCATGGGCGAACGCTCTTCGACGGCTTTGATAAGGCCAGCCATTAAGGGGCTTTCGGACCTTGATCTTATGTCAACTATACTTGCCATAAAAATGCTCCTATTAAGTTTTTAGGTCCAGCACCTTTATCGTCTGCTGGTAACGCATCCGTAAGAATGGCTTACGGTCCGGAGGAAAGACTGCTTGTTTTGTCAATAGTCTTAATTGTGCGGTGCGTCAACTATTTTTTTACGAATTTAAAATTATGCAATCGTGGGCTGTTCGGGTTGCGCTGTATTGTTTGAGCGACATTGTAAACTTTTCCCAGTCAAAATTGCCAGGGCAGTTCTTAGTCTTGCCCTTTCCTAAAACTTCTTTGGCGAATCTGTGAGAAATGATTTTGTCAACCGGATAGTCTTGGCGCAAGAACTCGACCATATTAACTAGGCTTTCGTATTGCTCATCGGTGTAGCCTGTGCTATTGTCGCGGCTTGGATTGACAAGCTCAATGCCAATGGTTCCGGCGTCCATTCTGCCTATCGACGAATGATAAACCCACCTGGACGGGTCTATGATTTCTATGATCTCACCTTCCCGGCCTATCAGATAATGAAAAAGCGCAATGCCTCGTTTGTATCGGTTTTGCTGGGCTTGTCCTGGCTTGCGCATCCATTTCAATAAACGCTGTGCGCTAGAACCGCCGCCGGTTCCGTGTACTACAATGTATTTAACAGGCTTGGACCTGGCGAAACCGTTGCAGTAAGTTTGACGAATTACCAGGTCTTTTTCATAGCTTATCATATTTTCTCCATTATGCGCTTTGCGGTTTGACAGGCAAACTCTACAACGCTTTCTTCGTTTTTTAGCTCTATGTCGTAATGGCGCAATGCGTGGTGAAATGACTCGTGGTAAACAAGCTCTGTTCGGTCCTCGCTTTTTAATCGTTCGCTGTTCAAATAAATAAATCGCTCGCTATACTCATTGCATAAACCGGCTATGTATGCGCTGCTTTCTGAGTCAAAGCACTTATCACGCTTTAAGCCGGCAATGCTGTCAGTCTTGAAATAATCGAACAGGTCAACCGATTTGCCTATAAGTAATAGAAAGTCATGGAAGCGGAAAGCCGTTTTCATCTTGACGACAATAGCTCACGCGCTGACATCTTATCCCAGCTCGACTTGTCCGGCGCGCCGTTTGGCTTTGCGCCTAGTCCTTGCTTGGCTTGGCTAAACGCACCTGGAAACTTCTGCTTTAATAAGTCGGCAACCTTGTCAGGCCCGGCTGGGTTAGCAGCGTCGTCAAATACTATGCCTTCGGATTTCTTGTCTTTGTAAAGAATCTTGTTGTCGTTCATTTCAAGCTCAAAGTGCTGATTAAGCAATGATGGGAAGAGGTCTGTAAATTCAGGGGTCAAACCGTTTTTTATGGCGTGGGCCTTTATGGTTTCGATGTGCTGTTGTTTCATCCAGTCAGCCTGGCGCGCCCGTTCTTTGGCTTCGTACTCTGCCTGCAACTTCTGACGCTCTAATTCTAACTTATCGGTAACTTTTTCTTCAGTCTTTTTATTTACCTGGGCTTCCAAGTCGCCAAGCTTGTCTTTAATGGTGTTCATAGCTTGGCCCAGGGTTAGCTTGTCGGCTTCCTGTTCGCCGATTAGTTGCGCCAACTGGCTTTTGTGCTGTTGGTTGACCTTTGACTGTACGCTGTTCACTATTGCCTCGTATGCGGTTTTTGGTATGCTATGGCCCTTTATATCAATAGTCTCAATCTGTTCTTTGTTTTCTTCGCTCATTGTATTCCTCCGTTTAATGTAAATCCGGGTTCATCGCTGTCAATCTCTGAGTCTGATTGCTGCGTTTCCTCCGGTGTTAATTTAATATACTTATTTCTAAACTCGCGCTTGGCAGCGGCTTCGGCTGTTTGCCCTAGCCCGATTGACTGTAAAGACAATATCTGCCTTATCTGGTCGTCAAAGTCTGCCAGCTCAAAATTACGGTCAACGCTATAAGATACGTCAACTTCCTGCCCTAAATACTGAAAGTAAATCTTTAAAGCGTTTTCTACCGCTTGCTCAACCGCATCGGCGCCAGCGTTTAAGACAGCCCTTGTCTGGGTAAAGTCCAACGTCTTGGCAAGTCCTGACTCGGCTTGATTCGTCTTGGTACGACGCAACCGGCTTATCTCGTAAAGCGTATCCTGTAAAAACTGTATGTACTGAAAATGCCCGTTCAATCCTCCGCTTGGATAAGCTACCCATTCTGGACGTTGTATGTCGCTACCAGGTGGAAGCATAATGACCGTCTGATCGGTCAGCGTGTTCATGTCGGTTGAATCCGGTAAGACTAGAAAGTTTAGGCCGGCTTGGTTGCGAATGATTGAGCGCATTTCGCTGTCAATGTTCATAAGATTTAAGTCAATGCTTGCGATGGGCTGCAAAAGCGGCGTTGTGTCGGATAGCTCGCAATGGACAACCGGAACGATGCCAAGCGGATTCTCTATGTACTGAACCTGTTTATACTTGTCGTTTTCCTCTTCGTATTCGGCAAGCTCTTCTCTAGTAAAAACATATTTGCACTCTTTCTGCTTTGCGGCAATGCCTTCGATTTTTTGCTTGTACGTTTCATAAATAAAGAACGCCATGCCGTCTTGATCGTGGCCCATATTTTGTAAGCTCTTGCGCTCGATTAAGTATAGATAAGGCTGTTCTGTGCTATCTGCGCCGATAAACGTCAAGCCATCTAGTAGAACCTTATAAAAGATTTGTGCTGCGAATATGTCCAGGCTGTTGCCGTTGCCGTCAATGTTAGTTAAGACTTGCTGGCGTTGCTCGTCGCTTATTCCGTCAATGCGGAGAATCTTATCCGCACCTTCAAACAAAAAGCGGTAGCTGTCACCGATAATCTTTGTATAGCCATAACAATTAGATAGCTTTATGCGTTCATCGTAGTGGCTTTGTGTTTCGTACTGAAAGCGCATAAGATACGGATCACGATAGCCGCCTGTGCTTTTCGACATTGTGGCATTGTGGCCCATCTTGCTGTATTTAATTTTATCTAGCTTCCCAGACGCCGCATCGTGAATAAACTTTAAAATATGGTTTATTTCGTGGCGGTTGTAGTATTCATCGTTTAAGTGTTTTTCTTGTATCATAATAACCTCATAGCGCTACCTGGCGCATAAATCCTGATCTCATGTGTTGCACCGCAAGACAAAACGACATGACAATATCGTCGTGTGCGCCTGACGGTGCGTTGTATTTTACGCCGGCCATTGATTGCTCGGCTGTGAATATAGATAATTCATGTATAATTTCGGGGTGACTTGGAAAGCTTATTTCTTCGTTTTCAAGCATAACCATGAGACTTTCGACCATTTGCCGCTTGTTTTGGGCATTGAATCGAACGCCTTTGACATTGATCCCGGCGCGCTGTAAAGTTTGCACTATCGGATCGCCAACGCCTGTTGCGTCGATAATACAGAATGCGTTGTTGTAACGCTTGGCTGTCTCTGCTATTCTGCGCTGTTGGACGGACCAGTCAACCTGGTTGAACCTGTCAATGTGTACTAAGTGCTTTCTTGACATATCCCATACAGATATTACGGTGTAGTCAACTGTACGCGCAAGGTCAACGGCCATTATATAGTGCGCTCCGGCGATAGGCTTTTCAAAAGCGCCTTTTATGCAGCGGTTGTAGTTGCGGAAAATGCCTGTTCCATCGGTTAAGAACTCGGCTTCAAACTCTTGCTTAAATACACGTTCTGCAAGCTCGGCCTTTGCGCTTGCTACCTCGTCCGGGTTTATAAATGGGTTGTCGGTTGTTTTAAAGTGCCAAGCTTGCCAGTCTTGGCCCTTGTTATTGAATACATCGTAAAACCAATTTGCGCCGGCTGGCGTTGAACAGAACAAAGCTTTACCTTGTTTATCTGCTAAAGCTGGCCTTATTGCTTCGTGCCAGGCGTCTGCTTTCATAAAAGCCGCTTCGTCTAATACAGCAAAGTCTAAGCCTTCGCCGCGCAAAGAGTCTACGTTGTCTGCTGATTTAACCTGCAACCAACCGCCGGACAAAAAGCTAATTCGCCTGTCAGCTTCCCGGATTTCGGTCTGTGGAATATCTCTTGCCATTTTCTTAATAGTGCGCCAACCAATAGACGATACCGGGAACGATGGCGAAACCCAGAAAGCGGCTTTACCCTGAACGGCGTTTACTAAAGCCATAAATGCGGCAAGCTTTGACTTTCCCCAACGACGACCGCACGCAAGTACTTTAAACCGTGCCGGGCTTTTAAAGACTTCCTTTTGTCCTGGGTGCAAGTTTGCGCTTATGTTTATTTCTAAGCTGCTCATTCTAAGTCAATTTTGATTTCAACCTTTACAGGTTCCTTGCCGCCTTCGATCTGCGTTTCCTGCTTTGTGTGATACTGGTTGCGGTGGCCGTTTGCTAGAATCCATTGATAAGCTTTCGGGTCTTCGCGCTTTTCTGCTAGTTCTACAATTCGACGCATACAAAACGCTGCATTCTCGGCTTTTGCGGCCTCAACCGCCTCTGAAAAATCTGAATATTCGTTTTTATAGGCATAAAACTGCGCTTCGCTTATGCCGGCTATCTCGGCGGCGTACTTATAAGTCAAGCCTTGCCTTAATCCCTGACATACTTTTTCAATGGTTTCCTTTGTGTATTTAGTAGGTCTGCCAATCTTTTTTCGTTGCTTTGGCTGAACCTGATATTCAATAGCTTTTTTTCGTGGCACGTTTACTCTTGCCTGCCTTGCTATACGCAATCGCTGCCGCTTGTTTTTTGGTTTTGCCGGCTTTGACTTCTTTGCGGATATTCTCGCTTATTGTTTTCTTGCTTTTTCCTTTTTTTAATGGCATGAAAATTTATTTATGCTCTTTTGTGCGGTGTGTCAATTATTTTTTTCCATTGTGGCTTTTGGTCGTCTTAATAACTGTTTATCTATTTCGACAATATCTGCTAAGACTTGCTCTAGGGTGTGGCTTGTCGTATATCGTAGCACGCGCCATCCTAACAACTGGGCGGCGTTGTATTTGTCGCAGTCGTTTTTATAGCCTGATCCTCTGGTATGCCTGCCGCCGGTCCATATACCGCCTTCATACTCAATCGCGACTTTGTACTCCGGGTTTGCATGATCGAAACGCCAGCGCCGGACAGGGTGGAAGCGATATTCCGGCTCCCAATCGTAAAGCAAGGTTTTTAATTCAGTTTTTGTCATATAACTGATTAAAGATATTCTAATTCTTCTGCCTCTAAATAAGTGTAATTTATTATAAATTCTCCTTCGACTGGAAATAGGTTTGCTTCTCGTTCTAAGACATACTCTTGTCCATCAATCCCCCTGTAAAATATAGTTAAGTATCTTTCAACATTCTTCTTGTCTAATTCCTCAAACGGAGATCCAATTTGTATACTGTGTATTTTTTCAGGTTCTGGTATAGAATCTACTGGAAATATACTAGAATACTGTAATTTTTCTCTATTGATCTCTTCTATCTCTTCTCTAATTATTTTGTGGTTCACTTGATAAGCCTTGTTTGTTTTCGTTGCTGTACTCATAATAACGTAAAGTCCTCCCATCCTGTTCTCCAGATACGACTATTGGAAATTAAACGTACCTGGTAACTGCCCAAAGGGGCATTTATGGTAAAATCCCCTGGGCAAAACCTTTTTTGACTAAATATAATTTCTTTTGTGTACTTATGCCTGACCTGCACAGTGAATGTGCCTTCTGTTGAATCTATCCTCAATACACTAGAACCTACCCCTGTTGCTGAAATTATCGTAGGTTCTGTCTCTATTGTTCTTGTATGATTAGGGTAAATCTGGTTTGTCAGCATAAATGTGACTGATTGCAAGAGCTGTGAGTCACGTTGAATGGTGTAACCAGTAACGATTGCTGGCTCTTGGACAAAGTTTTCTGTGACCGACAATGGAATTGACAATAAGAATCTCTGACCGATATTAATTTCAAAGGAGTTTCCAGGCTCACCAGTAGGGAATGCCTTTGCTGTGCATTGCACTACAACCCTTGGATAAGTGTATTGGTCTTTGTAAACATTGATAAAGTAATCTGCTGAAGTGGCATCGGAAAAGATGACGTTGTACTGAGCAATGTCACCAGAAGAGATGGGCAGTGGACTGAATACAGCTTTATTCTTGTAGGCTGCAACAATAGTGCCTACTGGATCGTATTGAAATTCACTTGTATTGACTTGCAAGTCTCCGGTGACGGAATCGGTTTGCAGGTGTGGAACCTGGAAGGCATAAAAAGTTGCCGTGTTGTCAAAGCTTACCTGATAAGGAGACATAATCTCATCAGGGGTGAATTGATTTTCTATGGTTGTTTGATCCCAATTTCTATTTCGTTCTATATCAATAACACCTGTATCACTTATCTTGATAGTGAAAGCACCTAGTGTTAGCAGTAAGTTAATATATTCTCTATACATGACCCCATCAGCTATTGAGTAATAGACCGTGACTGTCTTTCCTGAATCTAGTGTGTTAAAATCGCTAAAGGATGAACCGAATTTATTAGTATCTGGAATTACTGTCAATAGTGCTTCATAAAGAAGCTGACTAATTTGCTTTTGAACTGGAGTAAATACAACAATATCATTGCTATTATTAACATCTTGAGCCAGGTCATCATTTAATTGCAGTGTATAATGACTTCCAGTTTCGTTAATGGAAGTGACTCTATATTGTGGCATAATCGAGCCATCAATGTAGACAATATCACCTACTGCAACAGTGGCAGGCTTAGTCACATCAACATGAATTGTGCCTGCCCCATGAGTCCCATGAATATCATACGTTGCTGAAGTGCCAACTATGACTGTGCTATCAAGAAAGGCTGCCACATTATCTAAAGCACTAATCCTTGTCTTAAAACCAGACTGGTCATAGACTGTGCTGGTGTTTTTGATCTGACCTGCAAAGTTTCTGCCACCGACTGCATTGGTTTCGACAATATCTTCGTCCCTCCAGTTAAGGTTGGCAAGGTAGCCATTAGTAGCAAAAGGACTGTACTCACCCGGCCCATCGGCAAGATCATAGTTTATAGCTCTGGCAAGTACCTGGTCTAAGGTGGCTTGAGCAGAGTCACTACCCTGGGGTAAAACCTTATCGGTTACATCAACTTCAAAAAGCTTTATGCTCATTGAGCCTTCCTTATGAACTTAGCTGTAAAAGGGCCAACATATTCACTTGAAAAACTCTCTGCCCTGGTAAACGATCTCTGCTGTGGAACATACTGATATTCACCTGTTCCAACAGGATGGGTCAAGCTAAGGACTGTGCCAAATGACACTGCCCTCTCAAGTGGCCTATCAAGGACAATCTTGGTTGTTTGATTAGAGGCATTATTAACCTTATACCTGATAAAATACTCATAACCATCTACCAAAAACCTAGAACCAGAGAATATCTGGGCAGCATTAATGTTCAAGAATGTTTGCCCTAGTGGAGCTGCAACACTCACCGTCACTGTTGGTAGGTCAGTCATAGTATACGGGTCAAGTGCTAAATAGACTGCCATGTTCTGTAAGGTAGTCTCAATCTCGTAAAAGACATTGAAAACACTGGAATCTATGTTTGTGTACTCAATCTGGACTTCCTCACTCATCTTGCCAACTTCGTTGAACACATCTGGTTCACCGGATATAGCAGTATGGACTGATGCCTGTGGGGTTTGAGTAATTGTTATACTGGCTCCTGGTGGCTTTGGCAGATAAACAGAAGTTCCAAAGGTGGCCTGAATTAGACTATCATCTATATTATAGCAGCCTAAATCCCTGTTGGCTCCCGTTAAACTATTAATGGTGTTAGAAGCACGGATGTACGGGCTATCGAATAAGAATCCGTCAAGAATCCTCTGGAGTAGTCCATCTGTCCCTGCCTGGAATAGTGGACTGTCTCTTCTTACCGTTTCTGCCAAGCTGATGCCCGTAGCCGATCCAACAATACCCCCATAAGATATGTTAGGTACACTAGGGCTGCCATCACTATCGTTAAAATCCAATGAAGTAAAAATACAATTTTCCGCAACAAAGGAAGCAGGATTAGTTGTCGTATTAAATGTAAAAGCTCCATTAAACGTACTGTGATTGATTGCATAATCTCCCCCACTAGTGGCTGTAAAAATCCAGTCACCACTAAAATAGCAGTCAGTCAAAGTAAGTGATGTCGATATATCAAGTGTGCCAGAATAACCGAAAAACTTACATAGACTAGCTGTAAGTTGTGTTGTCCCTGCATCCATTGATAATGATGTAACATCTAAGTTTGTTATTGTAGTAGTTGCATTTATATTTAAACTTGCAAGCTTACTAAATGTAATGCTATTAAATTGATTCAGGTTATCTTCACCAGAAGAAGTGTGATAATACCTGATATGGCTGTATTGAACAGTTGGACTGCTGAAAGCACTTGCATCCCAATCGTCGATATTGCAATACTGAAATGAAGCTGTGCCGGTAGCTGCTGTATTTGTACCAACTCTAATGTTGCTTCCCCGATAAGTCACCCCTGCCGTGTCAGACTTGGCTGCAATGACATTGCCAACATTGACATGATCTCCATCTGCCTTGTATATTTCAACATGGTTGTCCTCACTTGTCACCTCGGTGCTATAAACCCCGTAAGCTCCCGATGGAACCCAATCTGGCAAAGATGCCCCTGTAAAAGCTGCTGGTGTCCCTGTGATGGTTGACTTACTGAACACATAAGCTGGACTAGCTTTAAAATAAAATGGCTCATAGGTATAAGTGCCACCTGACTCTGAGTAGTTAAGGATGGGCAGGACTGGCATATTTGCAATGTTAATGAAGTAACCCTTGCTAAAGAAGTTGCTAGAGGCTGGAGTAAATGTTTGATCGGTAAATGATGTGCCGTTCGTGCTGACGGTTATTTTCAACTCTTCTTTATCCGAAGAAATAGCACCTGCAAAAACATAATTACTATCATTAACCATTAACGAGAATACACCATCGGAAGTTACATCAGATATTGTGTGAGCCAACGTCCATGAAGTCAAATCGTCACTATACCAAATACGACCTGAATCTTGACCCGTTCCGGAGTCTGGATTCTTTGTCCCGACATAAACCCTGTCAGTGCTACTGACTGCAACCGATTGAACCTCTTCATCATCATCTAAATAATCCTGAGCATAGTTAGGTGTCTCTGAGGACAAGTTCAATGGCTGAACCATGAGACGCTTTCCACCAGAGTCAGAATACCAGCTATTGCTGCCCCATTCCCCTGCATCCCATGTAGCTACATCATCTGGAACAGGAAGTCCCGTATCTGCAACTTTAATTAGATTCTGAGTTGTCCAGGCTGCATCATAAGCATATTCGTCTACTGCTGAAATCTCTGTAAAGATTCCATCCGATCCTGCCCTGAAGGTTTTATCGTTGAAGAACACATAAAAATAGCCATTATTGCTAAATATTCTCCCTGGATTATTACTTGCAAGATAGGTTTCGGTTTGACTAGGAGTTGTCCAAGTGGAGCTG